GTGGATGTACGCGGTGCGGTCCTTGAGGGTGTCCGGGCCCACGACGAGGCCGTTCCGCTCCAGGACGTCGCCGGAGGCCCCGACGGAGGCCATCAGGCGCTTCCAGGAGTAGACGTTGCCCTTCTTGGTCAGGTCCTTGCCGAGGTTCAGGTCGACCGGGAGGTTCTTGCACGGGCCGTCGTCGAGCACGACGTGGCTGACGCGGACGGTCTTCTTGCCCTCGTTGTCCACCTCCACGGTGCGGGTGATCTTGACCTTGTAGGGGCCCGTGGGCAGGGGGACGAAGAACCCGAGGAGGGGGACGCCCGCGAGATCGAGGCTGATGGACCACTGGAGGTTTTCGTTCGCCATGGTGCGTGCTTCCTTTCGTGCTGCGGTAAGGCCTGCCCTCCCAGGGAGGATCAAGCCGGGTTGACCGAGAGGACCACCCCCTCGGAGAGTGGCCCATGTTTCCAAGCTCGTCGGACGGCAAGGGGGGTGGTCTGCCGACGAGCCCGGAACACGGGCCGTGAACTTGGCTAGGCGAACATCGAATGGATCGACTTCCGGTGCGCGACGCGGATCGCGGCGCGATCGATGGCATCGCGGAGAGCCCAGTTGACGAGCTTGGGGTCGAACTGGGCAAGCTGAGCAACCGCATTCCGGTTGATCTCACGGGCCTTGTCGAAGTTCTCCGACATGAATGCAGGCTCCAAAGCCTGGGAGATCTGCTCGACGGCGTTCTCAGCCCAATCCATGCCTTCGAGCCGGGGGAGGACGAAACCGGCGTAGCGGAGGATCTCGCCGAGGTTCATCGGGCAGAGATCGTAAGCGGCACCGTGGCGATCCCCCGTGATGAAGTCCGAGCGGATGTTGGAGCACTGATAGGCACCCTTCCAGCCCAACGAACGGGCAGGGTCTTCCACAGCCCGGAGAACCATGTCGCAGGCGGCAGGGAAGTCCTCGGGGAGGCTCCCAGGGAGCTTGGGCCCACCGCGGATGAAGCGACCCTGGTAGGTGCGGGCGCCCGATTCGTGAGCGTTGAAGATCATGTGGATGCCCTTGCGCCGGCCCTTGTCCCGAAGCTCCAGGATCAGGTCGCGGAGGGCGCCCCAGAGCTTGAAGCCCGACAGGTTCTTTTCGAGCTTGGAGAAGGTCGCTTCGGCCATCAGGGAGAAATCATCGACGAGGCAAGCGGCGAATTCCCCGGGCCGCTTCGGCTTCACCTCGATCTTGTCGACGAGCGCGTTCAGCACCTTGATGTCATCCACCAGGATGCGGGTCTTCTCGACGTAGGGCTGGGGAATGCCGATCCATTCGGCCGGCTTGAGCGCCCCAGGCGCGGCGATCTTCAGGGCATTGGGGAACGAGTAGAGGCAATCGACGGTTTTGCCCCTCTTGCTCGGTCCATAGGCAATTGCAAAGACGGGTTCCAGCTTCGGCGTGGCCATGCTGTTTGCTCCTCCCAGAGCGGCGCGGCAATGTTGTATGCCACAGTATTGCCCACAGTGTCAACTACCCTTTGGCGGCTTTCTTCTGCTCAATTGCAGCCTTCACGCGGGCCTGAGCTATCGGCAGGTAGGCAGCTTCGCGCTCGATGCCGACGGCGGCGAAGCCTTCGGCGATGGCGGCGCACAGCGTAGTCCCGGAGCCTAGGAACGGGTCAAGGACGATTCCACCGACCGGAGTGACGAGACGGCAGAGCCAACGCATGAGCGCGATGGGCTTGACGGTGGGGTGGATGTTGCGAGAGCCACCCGTGCGCCCGGCGCCGGCCCTGGGGCTCTTGGTGCCGGCAGAGTCATCCTTCCGATCGGTCGCCTCACCACCTGTCGAGGCAGGCAATTCACTACACCCCATGTCGCGCTCAGCGCGTGAGGGCTTGGCGCAGTAGAAGAAGCGGGAGGCGCCGCCGGAACTTGCGACGAAGGCGCTCTTGACGCGGCTGGCGCTGCTGCCCCCACTCCAACCAGAGGACTCGCGCACGTTGTTCTCGGGAGACAGGTCTCCGCTCGTCAGCACTCCGCTCTGCGCGTCCAACTCGGCAATCGGGCAACCGGGGGCGCACTTCCAAAGCTCGGGGCCGGCAGAGCGCACATACTCCACGACGTCTGTGGCCGGGTTGTAGGGCATCGAGGGCAGCGGAAGGCCCATACAAACGCAATCGTCGCTGTGCGTGAGGATGACGTTGGCGGGCCATCGGCCTTGGGGCTGCTTGAACTCGCCAACTCCGCGCCGCAGGCGAGTTAGCGATGCCTCCGCGTTGGCGTCACTTGCGCTGTAGTTGTCGCGCTTTCGCTCTTCTCCCGAGTAGGCCCCGCCGTTCAGGTTGTCAGCGGTTGTGATTCGGCACCCGTCGATGTTGATCGCCCCGGTGCCATGCGCCAAGACGTTCGCGGCCACGGTGCCGATGAGGGGCTTCCTGGCGACGATGACGGGCTCGAATGCCGGCTTGAGCGCGGTGCCCCAGCCCTGCCAACGGCGAGCAGCGTCGGTCGCGGGGGCCGTGATGGGCGTTGATGGCGACTGCCGGAATGCCCCGAGGGCGGCGTAGGTCTGCGCCCCAGAGTCGCCCTTCCTCGTCTTAAGGCTCCCTATCGCCTCCCGTTCCGCGCCCGCCGCCCCGTCTAGTGCCTTGCTCACGTTGAGCGACTTGGGGAATCCCGATCCGTAAAACCACATGATGCAGTCGCGGATCTCGAAGCCAGCGTCCTCGACAGCGCAGGCAACACGGTGATAAGTGCGCGTGCCGCCGAAGGCCAGCAGGTAGCCACCGGGTTTCAGCACGCGCAGGGCCTCGCGCGCCCAGGCCTCGTTCCATGCCTGGAAGCCGACCATCTGACGATTCCATGTCGCACGCGGGGACTCGTCCCACGCTGGCTCCTCGCACGCGCACTTCTTCGCTCCACGCAGCCGTCCTCCGCAGACCGAGCAGGTCGGATTGCGCGTCACGCCAAACCCAGGCATCGCAGTCTTGCGGTCGCCGAACAGCGCACTCTTGCTCGATGCCTGCCACGGCGCGTCCCACTCCTTGCCCATGAACGAAAGCCCGTAGGGCGGATCGGTGACAATGGCGTCGATGGAGCCCTCGGGCAAGGTCTTCATCACCTCGACGCAGTCGCCAGGGAGCATGAGCGCGGCAGGGCGGCCTTCGACAATCCGGGACCGGAGCGGAGCGAGATCAATCATTGGTGGCTTCCTCTTTGCCCTGCTTCACCCACTTCGCCAAGCGCGAAATCCCGGCCGGCGTCAACTCGACACCACCCTCGAAGCTCTCTGTCACGCCCCGGCACGCGAAGCCGTGCTGGATCAACTCATCGAGATCGGGATGGGCGAACGGGTTGCCGACCAAGTCGCAGACCGGCTTGACCTTCCCCGCGATGTCGGATTCGAGGACGGTCTTGAGCTGGCGCCGAGTCAGCATCTGCCAATGGTCCCCATAGAAGGCGCAGCCGCGAACGAGCAGGATCGCCATGAACTCCATCTCAGCGTGCCCGAAGGTGCCAATGAGCCAACGGTCGAGGACCACGTCGGAGGGTTTGAAGGGTTTGAGATCAGCCATTGAAGAGTCCGTATTGGCAGATGCCAAGGCAAGAACAGGGGCCATAGATGGTTTCGCAGGTCAGCTCAGTGGGAACCGGAGGCACCTGCGCCCACTCCATCCGGTCAAGGACACGCATCCGATCGCGGCCCATCTTCACGGTCAGGTCGAACTTCTGCATCAGGCCAGGAGCGGGATCGGGGGCGAGGCGCTCGAACCGCGGCTTGTCCCCGACGTTCAGGAGATTGAGGCGCACTCCGCCGAAGTCGGCCCCGAACTTCTCGGCGCCGATGCGCCAGAGCCCAAGGATCTGGCCGGAATGCCCGTAGCGCTGCGCAAGCGATGAAGAGCGGAGTTGTGACGTGCTCTTGTGGTCGACGAACCAATGGCGGCCGGAGCGGTCGATGATGTGCAAGTCCACCCGAGCGGTGTAGCGCTCCCCGGCAACCTGGATCTCATAGGGAGTTTCAACTTCGACGATCTTCTTGTAGTCGTCGGCGGCGTACTTGTTGAAGTAGGCCACCATGGCTTCCTGGCAAAGCTTGAGCAAGTCAGCCGGGTACTTGTCCCGTCGGGCAAGCTCGATCATCGCGTCCATCGGAGCGTAGAGGTTCGAGAAGTCGAGCCCGAGAGCGGCACGGCGCTTCCGTTCATAGTGGTGGGCAAGGCCAACGTGGATCATGGAACCGCGGGCCAGGGGCTCGGGGACTGGGAAGCGCCCGACCCCTTTGACGACGGTGAGGAAGTAGAGCTGGGTGCAACGGAGCGCCGCCTCAATGGCGTGCCAGCCGGCTTCACTGGGGCCCGTGTCGATTAGCTCCATCACATCCCTACTTTCGTGGCGCAAGGTGGGCACATCCGGTCCATCCGCCTCAAGCAATTGTCCAATGGACGGAAAGCCTCCTCACCTCGGGTCAACATCACACCGCAGATGCAACACCCGACGGGCCGCCGGAGCACAATGCGAGCCCAGGGGCTTTCCCGGTAACGCATCAGGATCAGCTTTCCGGCATTGTTGAAGAGCGCAACCATCAGAAATGCCCGCCGGCCCCATGCCCGGGATTGCGCGGCGCGGGCAGCAGGGCGCGGAGTCCGATGGCAGTCCCCGGTTGCCCAGTCTGCTCGGCCACCTTGGCGAAATCCTCAATTTCCGCCTCCAACTCGGCCACCTTGGCACGAAGTCCTCGCTCAGTGCAGGCGGCGCATGGGCACTCGGCTCGCTTGCTGCCACAGTCGAGTTCGCTCTTGGCGTTCAGCAACTCGTTCACGATGCAGTCAGGATCGTGATGAAGGGTGCCGTCCTCGCCCCGCCAAGGTGTGCAGGCTGGGTGCATGGCGACGGAGGCAGCCACCTCCTGCTCGCGGGTCGCAGCCTGTGCCTCCAGCACCTTCACGCGAGTACGCCACCTGTCGATCTCGGGGCCATCGCCGGCCAAATGGTCACGCTGGAAGTGCTCAGCCATGCTGGTCTTGAGCCGGCCGATCTCGCGCTCAGCCGCGATGGCCCGATCCCCGTTCTTCCCGGCCATCGTGATCGCATGAGCCACGTTTTCGTAGAGCGTCGACTTGTCCATCGCAGGCCGCCGAGCCACCAGCTCCTTGAGGGATTCGATTTCACCATGCATCACTTCCACCTCGGCGCGCACTGCCGCCAAAACTGCCCTGACTTCGTGCCGCCGCCTGTTGGCAACCAGGAGCGCGTCGCGGTACTGGCAGTCGCCGGGCTCAGGCGGGACCACATCACGGGCTTTGGGGTCAGTCATCGTCGCCCTCGTTGTGCCACTTCTTGTGGGGGAAAATCGGAATCTTGGGGATGGGCGAGTAGGCAACCCCAGAGGCGAGCATGGCGAAGCTCAGCGGCTGGGGCTTGACCGAGGCCGGCGGGACTGGCACCGCCAGGATCGCCTTGACCTCGGAAGTGGTCAGGGTCGCCTGAGCATCCCCATCAAAGTAGGAGAAGCCCCCGTTGCGCTCGACCCGAGCCTCGAAGACGGAGAAGGTCTCGTAGCTGCGCTTGGATTCGGTGATGACCACCGGCTTCCACTGTTTCGAGAGCTTGGCGAGGCGCAGCGCGGCGAGCGGCTGGCGGAGAATGCGGTGCGGAACACCGTCGGTCTTCTTGGGCGCTGCTTTTCCAAGCCCGTGCTTCGGGATCCCTCTCGGCATGGCTGGCTCCCTCCCAGGAGCTTTTATTGAGAACTAGAATGGTGAAGGCTGGCGCCGGTACGGGGGAAAGGCCCCAGGTGCATAGACCCTACCCTTCCCTTCGGCCGCTTCCGCTGTCGCCTCGTCGGCGCCAGCCTCCCACCGGGCTCTAGTGGAGCCCCTTGTTCCGCATGACACGCTACTTCCGCTAATCAGCGTCTGATCTTCTTGCGGCGACTACTTCGCCATCGCCTTGAGCTTGCGGGCGGCCTCGCCGACGAGCTTGGCGATTTCGGTGTAGGCCGGCGTGGCGAGGGACGCGACGCCGAAGTGCGACGCCAGCTTGTTGAGGGCATCCTGCTCGGCGGGCACGTCCAGCCCGTCCACCGCGATGTTCCGCTTGGGGGCGCGGTCCTTCTTCTTCTCGGCCATGAACTTCTCCTTTGTTCGTTGTTGGGGTGGGACTTCTGCTTCTACTCCTCTTCTCCCTCCTTCGGCTCGCCGAGCCAGAGGCGGAGGTGCTCGTCGACCTGCCCGTAAGCGTCGTTGATCCGCTGCACGACCTGCTGGGCGTCGAGGATCTCCTGGTGGAGCTTGGGGTCGGCCACCTTGACGACGGCGAGCGCCTTGGCCTCCAGCTCTTCGAGGCGGTTCTTGGCGGCCTGCCCGGCCTGATTCACGGCGATGAAGTCGTCGGCGAGGCGCTTGATCGCGTCGTCGAAGGGGGGCACGGGCGGCACGGGGAAGATGTCGGCCATTGGCACATCCTTTCTTGCTACGGGTTGGTACTACGGCTTCACGTCCAGGTTGTGGATCCGCTTGAAGTGCTCGGTGCGGTGGTCGGGGCAGTAGAAGCGCCCGCATCCCCCAGAGCATTCGATGTGCTTCATGGGGCTCTGAGCGTAGCCGAGCCGGTCACACTCAGTGCAGGAGTTTTTGAAGGTGCCATTCCAATTCTGCTGGCGCTCTTCGTGGGACAGGTCGGACGGATCCGAGCCGACCGTGAAGGACTTGGACTCGAAGGCGGGCATGGCTTAGAGCGGGATGGGCGAACAGGGGTGGCGGCTGGCCTTCTGCTCAGCCTCCCACTCGGCCATCGCTGCCTCGGACTTGGCCTGGATCTCCTTGGCCTCGGTGAGGGTGAGCGCCGGGTGGTGGGCGACGATGGAGATCAGGAGCTTGATGTA